ACAACTTCGTATGCAGAATTTAATCCCTGGATCTCAACAGTTCTTGCGCCTGTGCCTGCGGCTGAATCTGCACCACTGCTACTGGTGATTGCCACAGTTTCAGGTGAAGCAATATAAGAATATATGCCCCCACCGTCCCATATGGTTTCTTTGTTTGAATCCACATCAATATTCATACCAAATTTTTCAATGTAACCAACACCATCAACTGCACCAGCACTGATATTGATGCTCCAGTCGTAACTAGAACCACTGGTTCTCACAATAGGTTGACCGGCCTGATTGTAATCTAAGGCTTTGTGTATGTTATAGGTATTTGGTTCATCTGAGTGAATGTAATCAGTTGAGTTTGGATTCTTTACTCCCATTTATTACTCCCATGGCCTTCCAGGTTGTAGTCCACCTACATTTGCATTATCTGAAACTGTGTTTCCTGAATATTTGGTTGGTAACAAATTGATGTTTAAAGTATTAAGTGATCTGTAATAGGGTTTGGTAGCATCAACACTGCCTGTGATTGTTCCATCATCTGCCACAGTCTTACCTTGACGCTTTGCTTCTGCAATATCTAATTTGGCTTCTTGCTTTAGTTGTTTGGTTGCTAGTGTTGATATACCATTGGCCGCCATTGTCTTATCCTATCACAAATGAAATAGGTGTACCGCCTTCGGAGTAATTGCCTATCTCTTGTTCTAATTTTTGCATTTCCTGTGTGGCTTCATTCTTGAGGGCATCGCCGTTGAGTGAACCACCGCCCTGTGGACCAGCTATCGTGGCAAATTTTGATCTCGCTTCTCCCAAAGTAAATTTGGCAACAGCAAGTGTGTATTCTCTGATCCATGGTTTTGCATAGATGTCTTGCAGTAGTATAAAGTCCGGACGATAATTGCTCTGACCGATCAACACAGTTTCCTTGGATCGCTGTCTTCTGTGGATTGTGAGTTTGCGTGTTGGTTGATCAAAATGAAAGTTCACAAATCCTCCGAACATCCTTGCAACCAATTCCTGATAACCAGCAAACATATTATATGTTGCAAGTCCACCGATTCTACCTGTTTGTAGAAGATACACATTGGTGTAGGCCAATTCAAATGGATCAAAGTTTGTGCCTCCTTCTGATGATGAGGCGCCACCCACTGTTCTTCTATAGATCTGATTCACCCTGATCACTTCTGACGGCAGTGTGTACACTGACACCTCTGATTGTAGTTCAAGAAAGCCGTATGATTCTTCCACTGAATTTGATGATCTTTGGCGGAATTTATCTAAAGCAGAAGTAAATGCCATTTCGTAGTGTTTGGCATCCAATTCAACTTCGATCATTCCATCACCAAGTCTAGTTTTAACGTAATCAAAGATTTCTTGTTTTGCTACCAGTGTGTCTTGGTCAGAAATAGTGGTGTTTGTAGTATCTACCATATACAGTATTTATTCGCCATAAATACTTAAAATGCCTAGATTATCTCTCTATAAACCCGAAAAAGGTAATGACTATTACTTTATGGATCGCAATATATCTGAACGCTTCCAGGTTGGTGGCACAGATGCATACATCCACAAGTACATAGGTCCTGTTGATCAGGGCGAGACCAATGACGCAACTCAACCCAACAGAGATGTGATCACAGAGACATCCATCCAGGATTTATTGTTCCTTGAAAACAGAGATCGCAAGTATGACGAGAATGTGTACAAAGGCAGAGTAATCTACAACGTTCAGGACATCGATTTCGATCTTTCACAGTTTGGATTGTTCCTACAGAATGATCAACTGTTTATGGTTTTCCATTTAAACGACACAGTTGATATGTTGGGTAGAAAAATTATGGCCGGTGATGTGATCGAATTGCCACATCTAAAAGATGATCATTCATTGAATGAAACTGATTCAGAAGCAATGAAGAGATATTATGTGGTACAGGACGTAAACAGAGCGTCAGAAGGATTTTCACAGACTTGGTGGCCACACCTACTTAGAGTTAGGGTCAAAGGCATAGAAGATACTCAGGAATACAGAGATATTATTGGTGACAAGGATGAGAACACTCAGCAAAAAACAAGAGACACTGATTTAGAAATCAACCAAGCCATTATTGATCAGGCGGAGGCAGATGCACCCGAATCAGGTTACAACACCAAACAACTTCACGTGATGCCAACCGACGAAGAAGGCAAGGTAGCACTTGTAACTGTAGACGATGATATGAAAACTGACACAGGTCATATCAATGTTGATAGAGTCTATGACACTCCACAGGCCAACGGCTATGTTGAAGGTTACCTCACTGGTGATGCCATTCCGGCCAACGGAGAAACATATGGTGCCGGCACATCATTTCCAGCAGAACCTGTCGAAGGTATGTATTGGCTGAGAACAGACTACAAACCAAACAGATTGTTTAGATACGATGGGAGAAGATTCGTGAAGATAGAAGATGATGTGAGAGTGACAATGTCACAAACAGATACAAGGAACACTCAAAAAACTGGATTTATCAATAACACTAATTCAACGACACTCAAAGATGGTTCATCAACAACTCCGGAAAGAGTTGCACTCAGCAAGTTATTGAAACCACAGGCGGATAATTAATGCAACATTTCTATGATGCACAGATAAGAAGATATATTGTACAGTTTATACGTATGATGAGTAATTTTTCTTATATCACAGGTAAAAATTCCAAAGGTGTTGCAGAAACACTGCAAGTGCCGGTCAAGTATGGTGATATGTCAAGGCAAGTGGCACAGATCATCAAGAAAGGGTCTGAAAACTCTCTCATATCAGCACCACAGATATCCTGTTACATCCAGACGTTGAGTTACGACAGAGATAGAATGCAAAATCCATATCACGTGGACAAAAAACATATCAGAGAAAGAGCATTCGATGATGTCACACAGCAGTACACATCCGCACCAGGGCAGTCACACACCATCGAAAGAATTATGCCAACACCTTTCCAATTAGAATTCAAAGCAGATATCTTTACCACAAACACTGAACAAAAGTTACAGATACTGGAACAAATATTGGTGTTGTTCAATCCGGCATTAGAACTTCAAACCACAGATAATTTCCTAGATTGGACGTCGTTGAGTTTCGTAGAACTAACCAACATAAGTTATACATCACGTGCTATTCCGCAGGGTATAGCGGATGAGATAGACGTTGCGTCATTGACATTCCAAACACCGATATGGTTATCGCCTCCGGCTAAACTTAAGAAGTTAGGAGTTATAGAAAAAATTATTATGAGCATCTATGATGAGGATTCGGGTGCTGTAGACACAGATGGCATCCTTGGAGAATCTTTGATTTCAAGGCAATTGCTAACACCTGGACAGTATGGATTACTGCTGTTAGGTAATAAAATGACACTGCTTGGAAGCACAGCCAAAGACAATACCACACACAGCAGTAACACAGCAAACAAAGTGTTTGAAAGCCAATCACAGTATGGCGAAAAAATAAATTGGTTGAAATTAGAATCACTGTACTCCAAAACTTTCCGCAATGGCTTGTCTCAGATACAACTACAACAATCTGCTAAGACAGTGAACGGAGATGACATTATTGTAAATGTAACAGGTACAGTATCTTTAGATCCACTGGATGAACATCAATTGTTGTTTTCAGTGGATTCTGATTCGGTACCAACTAACACACTTGATGCAGTAGATGCCGTTATAAATCCACTGACATTTGATCCTTCCTCGTCTGCCAATGGCACAAGATATCTAATCACTGAGGACATAGGCGGAGCCAACGATGCTGACAATCAAGGAGCATGGGGCGGTGTGGTGGCATCTGCTAACGATATCATCGAAAAAGAATCGGGTGTGTGGGTCAAAAGATTTGATGCAAACCTAGACGATTCTACTGTGGATTCAACATACACCACTGTGCAATATGTTACAAATTTAACCACAGGTGTACAGTACAAATGGACTGGTACAAATGGTTACTGGGTAAAATCTTATGAAGGTTTTTATGATCCAGGAACTTGGTCTATAATTTTTTAAATCATAAAATACTGTATGGGCGATATAATTTGTTCTGGATGCTTGTTCTATTCTAAAACCACCAAGCGGTTCCTTTTTCTCAACAGGCAAAAGAAACAGAAAGGCACCTGGGGGATAGTCGGAGGAAGATCCATAGACACAGAAAGTCCGTGGCAGGGCCTACAGCGAGAAATAGTCGAAGAAGTTGGCCATCAACCTGTGATACAAAAAACCATACCGTTAGAACTTTTTGTGAGCAAAGACACACGTTTCAAATTCCACACCTTTGTGTGTGTAGTAGAACAGGAATTTACACCCAAATTAAATACAGAACACTCAGGATATGCTTGGGTTTCAATCAATGCTTGGCCATTGCCCTTGCACGATGGTGTGAAAAAAACACTGCAAAATAAATCGATAAAAAATAAATTACAAACTATATTAGATCTAATAGTTTAGACTCTGCCGACCACAACTTCGATCACGCCTTGCTCTGCACTGTTGTGATCCTCTAGTGCTTTTCCTATCACGCAACCTATCTCATAGAGGTCTTTGTTCATCTTTGTGCCAACTCCTGGTATATTTGATGTGGTGATCAAATCACCCTTTCTCACTATACCCTTGACTTTGCAAGGCACTCTTCCTTGTAGAGCTATCGCTGTGCCATTTTCTAGTGTGGCATTCATCAAGTGTGCCGGATCAGTTGAAACAACCCCTGCTGTTCTGGAGTCGTGTGTGATTGTGCTCTGCGTGATTTCTTTGTCGCCACCAAATATCATCACTGTGCCTGGCTCATAATCAGCATCTGCTGAGTACATCTCTGCCAAGTCAGCATACTGAGCCTGGGTGGCTGTACCAGTTAATCTGTCGACCTGCAAGTTGGCATATCTTGTGATGTTTATGTCACCTGCTGTGGTGCCGTCCTCGGTGGTCTCAATCATTGCAAACTGATTGGCTGATTCGTCCCAGATCATCGCCACGTTGATTGTTGATGAGTCTGTACCTGTACCTCTGTTAATTAAGATACCAGCATCATATGTGTTTGCACTTGCTGATACACCATTGTTAAGAGCAAGTAGTGTGTCTTCAATGAATGTGTTGGTTGTGTTGATGGTGGATGATGTTCCGTTGACTGTCAAGTTGCCTGACACAATCAAATTGTCGTCTACAGTGACAGTGCCACCTGCTGAGTCAATGGTTAGATTGCCTGAAGCAGTGTCGATTTCGTTGCCACCGGTGATGCCCACCCGGATGTTACCTGCTGTGATACCGTTTGATGTGATGTTACCACCAGTTGAAATATTTGAAGAACCATCCAGTACTAATGCCTTGTTGGCAGTGCCAGTACCGTTGGTGATGCCATCCAATTTTTCTAGATCAGTTTCGTTCATTGATGCTGAGCCAATAATAAATGATCCAGTGGCAGTGACGTCGCCTGTGTTAATATTAAGTGTGTTGAGTGTGGCCAATCCAAATGATGGATCTGCTCTGTCAATGGTGGTTTGATCTTCATTTTTAGAATATGTGGCAATCAGATACCATTCTGAGTTGGTGGCATCTCTGAACAGTCCCACATGGTTTGGCACTGTGGAATCAAATCCCGCTGGATAGGTGTGTCCAAAGAATCCAATGTCCACAACATCGGCTGAATTGTTTCGTGCCAACACAATTTGATTGTCTTCAATCTGTAGATTTGTGGTGTTCACAATGGTTTCTGTGCCATTGACTGTGAGGTTGCCGTCTATCTGTACATTTGAAGTAAATTGTGTTAGATTGGCTTCGACACGAATATTATCTGTGTCTGCATTAAGCACAAGATCTTCGTTGCCTTGTGTGCTGATTGTAACTGTGTCTAAGTTATTGGTTGTAATTGTTAGATCATTGATGGTGGATGATGTGCCGTTGATCTGAATGTCTGACACAAATGACAATTGAGTGGAGTCTTCTGCTCCCACTGCCTGAGCATACAGTGTGCCATATATTTCTGCTCCACCTTGGACATTCAAGCCACCTTCAACTTTCAATCCATCGTTGATGTTTACCACAGTGGAGTCTGAGGATTGAACTGTGTTTGTGATCACAGTTGAACCTGTCACTGTGCCTGTGGTGGTTAAATTTTCATTGTCAAAAGAAATTGTTCCTGATGAATCAGTGATTGATCCATCTGCCAGGGTGAGTGTGCCCACAGTTGATCCAGTGGCGGTTGATATAGTACTGTTGGTTGAAACAGCACCATTCACAAACAGTGCGCCTGAGACATTTAATCCTTCGTTGATCTGTACAGCAGTAGAATCTGATGAGGAAATTTCATTGACATCAATGATTTTGTTTAAAGTTGCTGTGACTCCATTGCCTGACACAGTGAGTGTGATGCCATCACCTGAACGAAATTCAAGATCTTGTCCAGATCCACTGGCCACTGATCCCGAGTTTGAAGCAGAATCTCCCATGGTTAAAACACCACCTGCATTGGCGTCAATGTATGCTTTGATTGACTGTTGAGTAGCAAGTGCTGTTGCTGAGTTGGACACCAAGTTGTCTTCGTCAAGTATTTGAGTAATTGTAGTACCAGTCACAGTGAGCGATGTATCTGTGTTGATGTTGCCTGTGACTTGAATGGGTGAATTGATGTTTATAGCAGTAGAATCTTTGGCAGTGATGTCATCCACTGTGATTGAATCATTGATATCAAAAGTTACTCCAGTGCCTGACACTGTGGCAGTGACAGAATTGCCGGAACGGAATTCTAGGTCATTGGTGCCTGTGGCCACTGAACCTGTGTTGGATGACGAATCTGATATGCCCAGTGTTGTGGATACAGCACCAATCTGTGTGTCAACGTATGCTTTGATTGATTGTTGAGTTGCCAGTGCTGTGGCAGAGTCTGATGACATTGCATCCTCGTCAAGGATGGTTGAAACAGCAACTCCGCCATCGAATGCAAAGTTTCCCGTTACTATCAATCCGTCGTTGACTGTGACTACTGATGAATCAGTTGAACTCACTGTGTTCGTGATTAAGTTGGTTGCAGTAAAATTTCCTGTTACAGCATCATATTCCACTGAACTACCTGTCTGTGCTAGGGTGTTGCCCGTCTCTACATAGTAGGCCAATCTGCCTTCTTCTCCTGTGATGATGTCATCAAATGATGTTGAATCGTCAGCGGCTATGTTGCCTGTTGAATGGAAAGTGATAGTGTTACCTGAAGTCTGTATGACCACATTATCTCCGCCCACAAATGTCAGTGTGTCTGAACTGGTACTTGCTGTGACGTCGGTGTTGTCTGCCACCTGTATGGTAGAGAAAGCACTGCTTCCTGTCAGCGTGATCACTCCTGATCCTGTCACCTGGCTGGCTGTTGCAGTAATACCGTTGGTACCAGTGATCTTGAGAGTGTTTCCTGAGTTGATATCAATTCCTGTTGAATCATCTCCAACGAATGTGATGGGTTCACCTGTGGCAGCTGCCGTGATGGTTAATTCGTCTCCTGTGATGGATGTGGTTATGCCAGGACCCCCAGAAATCTTGAAGGTTTCGTTGAGGCTCATACTGACACCAGTGGAGTCATCAGCTACAAATTTTAATTGGTTTGTGGTTGGTGAATCTGTGCCGAACGCTGAATAAAGTTCGTTAAAATTGTCATTTACCTTGTCAAAAGCAATCCTAATAGTATCTGCGGATTGATCGTTAGCCGTGGTTCCAATGTTAACTGTTTGTTTAGTCATGAGTTACGTATATTTATTGTTGTGCTTGGTTTAAGCAGTTTGTAGCAAACGTCGTGCTTTGAAGGCAGAGTTTGGAGTGTTTGCCTGACCTCTCAGCCTTACATTTCCACTGCTGATATCACAGGTAAATGTGATTAGATCGTTGTTGCCTGTGGTGACTTTTGCATACTCTGTGAGATAAGCACTTGAACCGTCATGTATGATTAGTATCTCGCCAGTTTGATATTCTGTCTTGTCTGAGTTAGAAATTTGGTACACGTATTTAGATGATCTATACGTGGTTGCAGACCAAGTGTCTATGTTTTCTATGGCTGAATCAACATCCGTGTTTGCAACTGCTGACCAATAGCCTTCGTCATTTTCACTGATTAGAGTTGATCCGCCTGCTGTTGATCCATCATGGACCACCGCCGTCTTAAGATCTGTGTCTACAGTGATTTCACCGTTAGCACCAGTGTATGCATTGTTCTGTGCTGTGGTTCCTCTTCTAAATTGTACTTGTGTTGGCATAGTGTTATTTATTAAGCTCCTACATGAGATTCTGATGAACCAAAATCATTGGTTAGAAGTGATCCGCTAGGCTCCATACAGTCATACAGTCCCGACAGAGCAACACCAAAAGCATCTGTGCCTGATGCCGCTGTTCCTACACCTTCTGGTTCATCATTGCTGAAATCAGTGGCAGATGAATCGCTGAAGGTTGGAAATTCTGTGGTTGTTGAATTGGTAAATCCAATTGTGGTTGAACCGCTGTTGTTGTCTACATAAGCTTTGGTTGCAACATCTTGATCTGATGTTGGATCTGCTACATTAGTAAGTTGCTGTTGACCAAATGCTATCTGTGTAGAGTCTGTGGCAGTGATTTGATTGCCCTGAATCTGTAGTGATTCTACAACCACAGCACCAGTGCCATTGGCTGATATGTTTATATCTGAATTGGAACCATCTGTGGTGATTGTGTCTGTGATGACGGAACCTGTGGCACTGAGTGTGCCGTTGATATTCATACTAGTGGCCATTGTAAGAGCAGATGAATCCGATGTGTTGATTGTATTGGTCACTACAGAGTTGAATGTCACATCTGCTGTGGTGGCCACAGATTGGCCAATGGCAATTTCACCACTTGAAATGGTTACACCTGTGCCTCCAGAAATGTGTGCTCTGACTTCTGCCGCACTTGGACCTGTGTAGGTGATCACTCCAGACGAGGAATTGTATGACAATGAACCGTCACCGCCTGCATCTGTCACTGATACTGATGCTCTAGCTCTAGCATCTGTATAGTATAAATTACTCGAACCTTCAGATAAATCATCTGTAGTACTTGGAAGATTGCTTGTAAGGGCAACCGTACCTGTTTCATCTGGTAATGTGACTGTTCTGTCTGCTGTTGGATCAGTGACTGTTAATATGGTTTCAAAATCGTTTGACGTAGCACCTTCAAAAATTATATCTACACCTGTTTTTAATTCTAAATTACCATCATATGACACAGCAACTCTTTCAGTACCACCAGAATACATTCTAACTCCACGTCCAGCCGCACCGTTAAATAACAAAATTCCACCATTTTCTGTGATATACGATTGATTATCTCTGAATTGTAATTGTCCACTACTAACCATTTTCAATGATGTATTAACATCTGGTGTTGTAAGTGTTTTATTGGTTAATGTGTCAGTAGTGTCTGCTAGTACAACTGTGCCTGTTGAGTCAGGCAATGTGATCGTCCTGTCTGCTGTTGGATCCGTGACTGTTAAAACTGTTTCAAATTCATCTGCTGTGGCACCTTCAAACCTTACCGCATTCTGTACATCAATCTGTGTTGAATTAACTGTTGTAGTTGTACCGTTTACTGTTAAGTTACCTGTGACTGTTACATTACCCGAGAACGCACCATCACCGGTGATGTTAACGTCACCTGTGCCTGTGATGTTGTTAGAGTTAAGATCTAAATCCCCACCTAGTTTTGGCGATCGATCTTCGCTGATATCAATAACGTCTTGTGATGCTTCTTCACTGCCATCAGAACCAAACTTTCGTGTTTTCATTTTGCCTGATGTAGCATCACGTTCGATCTTGATTGCTTTGCCGTCAGTATCAAACAATTCAATGGCCGCGGCTTTGATTGTTTTTCTAACATCACTGGCATCTTTGATATCCAAATCACCGTTGGCATCTTTGGAGAGTTTGGTACCACCAATGTCAACTGTGCTACCTGCTAGATAGATATCGTTAAATCTCAGTGTGCTTGAACCAATGTCATATGTTTCAGTGGTGTCTGGCAGTATGTTGCCTGAAATTGTTGTGGCACCTAGTGTTTTGTTTGTAAGTGTTTGTGATCCTGCTTCTGTAACCAATGTACCGGTTACACCGTCTAGTAAATTAAGTTCCGTAGCATTAGCAGTTAGATCACTTATATCACTTACAGTGGCACTAGCAAAAGTAATAGCGCCTCCACCATCTGTTTGCAAGAACTGATTGGCACTGCCATCTGTAGTTGGAAACTTGTATGCGTTGTTGAATGTGATAGCACCACTGTCATTACCATCAATCTTAAACTGTACTTTGCTTGGTGTGTTAGCGTCTGCTGATGTACCATCTGTAGTAACTGAAACAGCAAACTGTGTTCTTTCGGCATTGTTGGTGTTGTCAAAAGCAAAAGTACCACCGACAATAAGAGCTGAACCATTCCAATATTCGTGGTTACTTCTATATAGATAATCTCCCGAGTTGATAGCAAGTGGTGAGGCAATCGTGCCTCTGTATCTTCTTGTTCTTACATCCGGAGCATCAGCACTATTATTGTACTGTTCCATACGAATTTGTGCTGTTTGAGCACCTTCGCCTGTCATGTGAAGTGTGACTTCTGGTGAGGTTTGATTGATGCCCAAGAAGTTGGAGTCAGGGTCTACTGATAGTGTCGTATCTTGTATTAAATTATTGTCACTGCCCACAATCGCAAAAGCATTTTGTGTGGTAAAGTTATCAGCCCGTAGAGAACCACCTCTGATATTACCAGTGACTCCTAGGTCCTGATTTATAGTGACGTCTTGTGTGGTCCCGTCGATGGTCATTGCTGTGTTCGAATCACCATTAGATGAGAAAATGAGATCGTTAGTCGAAAAAATACGGAAGTTGTCTGAACCGTCGTTGTCGAACGCACCCACATTGGTCATCCTCAAACCACTGCCATTTTGGGCTATACGTAGTGTGTCTGATACTAGTATGCTGTTGCCTGTGCCGTTGGCATTGATGGTACCTACCACCTGCAGAGTGGAATCTAATTGTAGTGGTGATTTGATTGAAACTGATGTGGAGTCGTCTGCTGAAATTTCGTTGACTTTGAGTCTGGCATTAGCCACCACAGAACCTGTGCCGGCAGGATTCAGTGTTAGATCTTCATTGGAATTGGTTGTGATGGTATCTGCGTATATGATACCGCTGGATGTTAGGTCACTGGTGAAAATTGGCATATCAACAAGTATTTACCGGAATTTTGATTATACTTCAGTGAGGTTAATCTTTTAACGCTGTTCAATCCAAGTGAATGATGCCAGTGCGTCTTTACCCGTGCCGTTGGATGCACACAGGAGGGTGAATACATCACTGACTGTCCCTAGGCTGGTCCTACCGATTTGGTACGCTGTTTTTGCCTCTAACTGGACTCCCGTGCCGCCACCACCTGCGATAACAAATCCACTGTCAAGCACATTGCCGTGATTGGCTTCAGTGATATTAGCCGGAGTAATATAGGTTTGATACTGTGTAAATCCATCTGGGTCAGGATTGTCTAACCACGGTTGCGGACCTGACGCACCTGCTGTGACTTCTGCTGGTATGGTGGCATTACGCACCAGTTTATAAAAGACGTTGGTGTTGTCAATGGTAGCAACCTGGAACGCCTGTGGTAAAACAATTCCATTCAGTGCCGACGACTTTAACCTAATACTTAAAATGGGATACCAATTGTCTGAACTTCCTGCGTTGGTTAAGGCAGATGCCATCCTTGTACCATAAAAAGGAGCACTGATGTTTTGGGCGATACCAAGTTTGCCCACTGTGCCTTCTGATATAACACTGTTGGATCCTTGTAGCATAGTGTATGGACCACCCGCTACCGTGCTCAGTGCTTCCATTTCTACCCTGATGGGAAGGAAGGGAGTCTGTGCCCAGGGTCGGTCATATCTGTTGGCATTCTTATGGGTGTGTATTACGCGGGTCGCACCATCAATCACCCA